TGAAATATTTTATTAACAAAGACGGTGTAATTTTTGAATTAGATGAAGAATTTGGTCCTAATGCATGGGTTCATTTTGAGCCGAATAACCCCGACTACTATAGATATTTAGACTGGGTAGAGCAAGGTAATGAGCCTGTAGACATTATTGATACGCCCAAAGAATTAAATGTGGAGACTGAATAATGGCTATTGACTTTCCAGACTCCCCTACAGCAAACCAAACTTACACAGTTGGTGATAAAACATGGAAATATGTTCTACCTTCATTGTCGGTAGGTAGCACTGGTCCTGGTGGTGGCATTGTATTCATTACTCCGTCTACCGCTGGTAACTCAACAGGTAAATACTTTGAAATAGCACCTTACGGTTGGAATACTGGCGCAGACCCAACAAGAACTTGGGCGCAAAGCACCCCTGTCAATTACCAATCAACCGCCGTTACGGGGGCAGACGGAACTGCTATAGGTACTGGGTATCAAAACACTCTAGATATTATCGCTCAAGGAAATAGTACAACCTCTACATCAGCAGCAGCGCTTGCTCAATCTTATGCTGGTGGCGGTCAGACCGATTGGTTCTTAGCGTCAAAAGATGAGTTATACCAAGTGTATGTTAATCGTGCGAGTATTGGAACTTTTACTTCAAATTATTACTGGAGTTCTTCTGAGAACAGTTCTATCTATGCATATTTTCAAGGAATTACCAATGGGGCAGTGCAATGGGACGCTAAGAACAATACATTCTATGTCCGCCCAGTCCGTTCTTTCACTACCGAAGGCGGAAGATGGGTTGTTGTGGACAAGGTAAACAACGCCTCTAATCAGATTTACGATGTTACTGTATTATTGCGTATGGAGACTAACTAATGGCTCGTAGGCGTGTAGATACAGCACCACAATTTAACGTTGGCGCTGATTCAGTATTAATCCAGCAGGTAGTAGGGTCAACTTCTAACATCTTTGAGGTTAAGAACGCTGCTGGTGCGTCTGTAATGGCTATTGATAGTTCTGGCGCAACCACGGCTACCTTTGCTGCTGGTGTAGGTCTACCCGTGGGTATGATTACCCCGTTTGCTGGTTCTACTGCACCTACAGGGTGGTTCTTGTGCGGAGGTCAAGCAGTATCCCGAACAACTTACGCTTCTCTTTTTGCAGTTGTTGGTACTACCTACGGTGCTGGTGATGGCTCAACTACCTTCAACTTACCTGACCTTAGAGGTCGTGCAGTAGCAGGTGTAGACAACATGGGAGGTACAGACGCTGGTCGTCTGGACATTGCCAATAGTTCTGGAACAGTTATTGGGTCACAGTATGTAACTTTGACCTCTGCACAATCAGGAGTCCCTGCCCACTCCCATGCAAACACGGTTACAAACAATGCAGTTACTTCAGGTGCAGGTTCGGCTCACCAACATGCAAATACTGCCTCGTTTACAGGCAACGCAGCATCTCATGCCCACAGTTTTACTCCAAGATATGGTGGTAGCACTGCTGTAGGTGTAAACATGGATGTTAATGGTTTTGGTAGTCCTTATGGTCTAGGTGGTGGATATGTTGAGGCGACTACCATCACCCCTTCGGGTTCTGTCTCAGTGAGCAATGTCAACGAATCAGCACATACTCACTCCGTTACAAGCAATGTCACTATTAGCAACGTAAACAATACTGCGGCTAATGCCGCTGAATCCCATAGCGTCATGCAACCAACAATGGTTCTAAACTATATAGTGAGGTACTAATGCCATTTGTAGAGACACGCTTCATTTCCCCTACAACGCTGACAACATCAGCGGCTAGTGCGCTGTATACAGTTCCAACTGGGTATTCCGCAATTATTAAACAATTAGTCGTAACGAACATTACAGGAACTGCGGCTACCTTTACCTTCTACGTTAATACTGCTTCTGCTAGTAATGCCCTATTTAGTGGTACGTCTGTAGCGGCTAACGACACAGTGATTATCAACTTGTCTCAGGTACTTACAACTGGCGAGACTCTTAGGGCGCTTGCTTCAACAGGTTCGGCGCTAAACCTGACAGTCTCTGGTGTCATCAATGATGGTCCTCTTGCATCTACGGCTACCTACATTGCTGACAATGCAATTACTAGCGCCAAGATTGCTGATGGAGCAATTGTTAATGCAGACATAAACGCTTCGGCTGCAATTGATAAAACTAAGATTTCTGGCACTGCTGTAACTGTTGCCGATACTGGAACTGTTACCTCAACAATGATTCTTGACGGAACGATTACTACTGCCGATATTGCCGCTAATGCAGTTACTCAAGCCAAGTTAAGTACAGATATTCCATTGAGTGGTTTCCGCAATGTTTTGATTAACGGTGGGTTTGATGTTTGGCAACGAGGCACATCATTTACAGGTATTGCAAACACAACTTCCTACACTGCTGATAGATGGTGTATTTTTAGGTCAGTAGTAGCAGGATATTCTTTAAGCCAACAAGCAATGGTTCCTTCGGAACTTTCGGGTTTTAACTATTGCGCTCGCTATCAAAGAACTGCTGGAAATACGGACTTGGGAGTTTTGTATATGGGCAGAACTTTTGAAAGCATCACAGTTAAAGCATTAGCAGGAAAAACAGTTACTTTGTCTTTTTATGTTCGCAAAGGTGCAAACTTTAGCGGTTCCACCCTGTCAACGGCGGTTGATTTTGGCACAGGAACAGATTTAGGGTTCACAACTCAACCAACATCTCCGTCTTCAACAACCATATCTACTACTTTGACCGCTTCTTGGCAATATGTAACCAGCACTATCGCTGTGCCAACTACTGCTACTGCTGCAAGAATATTGTTTTTTTACACACCGACTGGTACTGCTGGTGCTGCTGATTATTTTGAGATTACTGGTGTACAGTTAGAAGTTGGCTCACAACCAACCCCGTTTGAACAACGACCTATCGGTACAGAACTAGGGTTGTGTCAGAGGTATTACTGGAGAAACGCAATATATGGCGCTGGGGCTATCGGTGGTGGAGGAACTGTTCCGATTGTTACTATTGCATTTAAGACCACAATGAGAGCATCGCCAACGATTACTTATGTTAGTGGTGGTACCACAATGAATGGTCAGGCTGACTTGACTATAGGAAGTGCATATTCTGGATTACCAGTAAGAGATTTAAGTGCAGATGGTGCTGAGGTCTTATTTAGTCTAGCAAGTGGAACGTTTACTACTGGTCAACCAGTGACTGTCAAAGGCGCAATTATGCAAGCATCGGCGGAACTGTAATGTATAGGAAATGCAAAAACTTATTTGATGATGGTGAAGCGCCTATCATTTTAAGACTAGAGGATATGGCTGCTATTCCTTTTGATGAAAGAAATGTAGACTACCAAGAGTATCTTGCGTGGGTTGCTGAAGGTAACACCGCTGAAGAATGGAGTCCAGAATGACTGGTATTCGTAGAGTCTCTCAATTAGGTACTACTGGAGAATCAACTTATGTTGATGGGTCTATTCAGGCTGTAGATATTGCTGCCAATGCTGTTACTAGAGCAAAACTTGCAACAAACTTGATGTTCAATATTGACTTGCTTGTTATCGCAGGTGGAGGACCAGGAGGATGGGATGTAGGCGGTGGAGGAGGTGCTGGCGGTTTCATATTCATGAGAGGATATCAAATATGGTTGCCATCCTTCACTTCAGTATCAGTGGTTGTTGGTGCTGGAGGAGTTGCTGCAGCAGCGAACCACCCAACCGTAGGAACAGATGGTGGTAACAGTAGTTTTGGAAATATAGTTGCCTTTGGTGGAGGATATGGTGCCAGTTATTCTGGTGGTTCTCCAAACGCAGGTGGTTCAGGAGGAGGCGGTGGAGGTTATACCGCTCCTACAGATGGAGCATTGGGGGTTGTAGGTCAAGGCTTTGCTGGGGGTACTCCGTCTGTTGGTGGTAACGTTGCTCTCACTGGCAGTGGAGGCGGAGGAGCAGGAGGTCCTGGAGTCAATGGAATACTAAACTCTGGTGGTGCTGTCAATGGTGGAAATGGGGCTATTTCAAATATCTCAGGCTCAAATGTAATTTACTGCAAAGGTGGAAGAGGCGGAAGTGACTCATGGGCTGGCGGTGCTGCTGGCGCTGCAAACACTGGCAATGGTGGAGATGGCGCTGGAGCGTCAAATGGTAACAGCGGTTATAACGGTGGTTCAGGTATTGTAATCGTTAGATATCTCACTTCTGATGCATCTGATTTTACAATTACTGGAGGAACTGCAACTACGAGTGGTTCTTATACGGTTAGAACATTCAGTACCGTTGGTTCAGCAACATTTGGGATTTCATAATGGCTTTTACAGAAAAACGACTATCAGGACCATCTGCGCTAACGGCTAACACAGAGACAACCCTGTACACGTGCCCAACCGCCCAAACAACCACAACCATGCTTAAACAGTTTGTAGTAACCAATACAAGCGCTTCTGCAACTGCCACTATCAGTATCTCTTTGGTACCTGTTACACAAACTGCTGGCACAGCCAACCGTTTATTTAATGCTTTGTCGTTAGCGGCTAATGAGACAGTATTACTGGATGTATCACAGGTAATGACTTCGGGTGATTTTATCTCAGCCAGGTCTAGCGCTAGTTCTACTATTAACGTAACCATTTCAGGGGTAGAGAACGCTGGCGGTATGGTAGTTTCAGGGTTAGCGGATTCCGCTGTAACTACTGCTAAAATTGCAGATAGTAATATAACCGCCGCAAAACTAGGACCTAACGCCTTTTTGTCTAATAACCAAGCAGGTGCAATAATGTTAATGGAGATGATGTAATGGCTGTCGGTGACCGTAACGAAACTAGGTTCTTTGGACCTTCTACTTTAGGTGCTTCTAGCGCTGGGCTTGGCACTACTGCTGTACCATCTGGGCAGACATGGATTATTAAGCAAATGACTATTTGCAATACTTCAGGTATAGATAGGCTTGTATACATGGGCGTAGGCACTACAGAAACTACTGCTAACCGTTTCTTTTCGGCGCTTCCTATTGCTGGTTTTGACACCATTATATGGGATACAGGCCTAGTATTGACCGCTGGTGAACGTCTATGGGGCTATAGTGACAGCGCCAGCGCCGTATCTGTAATGGCAATGGGCTGGGTTAAGGAAGTCTAATGCCTATTTCTTCTGTCCTTGGTTCATCGGCGTTGTTGCCTGCTGGCTTGGGTTTTCGCAATGTTCTGATTAACGGTGGTATGGATGTTTGGCAACGAGGCACTGGCTCTATTGCTCCAGCGAATGGTGTCATAACAAACACAGACAGATGGGTTCACACAGGAAACACAACCACTTTCACACAACAAACAGATGTTCCTGCTGGGTTTAGATATTCACTTGGGGTGAGCGGTAGTGACCCAAGTTTTGCTCAAAAAATTGAAGCAGCAAACTCTGCTCGTCTTGCTAGCCAAACGGTAACTTTTTCTATTTGGGCTAAAAGTATTTCTGGTTCAACATCGTTGTTTGTTAACTTTTACTATCCATCAGCAGTTGACAATTTTGCTTCGTTAACCACTATCAGTAGTACGACTATCGCCACTACTGTTTCTTCATCGTGGGCAAGATACACATTAACCGTCAATCTTCCCGCAAATGTCATTAATGGCTTAATGGTTCTTGTTGGTCGCTCTTCTGGCTCTTCAAATACTTACTTTACGGGTGTGCAGTTGGAACAGAACTACCAGCCAACCCCATTTGAACAACGACCCATCGGTACGGAACTACAACTATGCCAACGTTATTACGAAAAGTCGTATCTTAACGAAGTAGCAGTTGGAACAAATACCACTTTTGGTTTAGCCGTAATTACTGGGTCTACGGATGCTAACGGTTATATTTACGCTTCAATCCCAATGAAGGTTTCTAAAAGAATTTCTGCACCACAATCACAAAGCAGCAATAACTCTGTTTTTAAATTGTACACAAACACTGGTACTGCCGACCAAGTATTTTATTATAGAAATGGGGCAAATGGTGTTGCTACCACAACTTGCGGAACCAACAATGTTGGGCAAGACAACATTTCTATTTATGTATACACTGGTGCTGCTGCTTGGGTTCCTGCTTATATAGTTTTTCACTGGGTTTACAATGCAGAATTGTAGGAAATAAATGTTTTATTTTATTCAAGATACAGAAGATATGAAATTGCTCGTGCTGGAAAATGGTGTTCCTTTTCCACCAAATGATGCCAACACGGATTATCAAGCGTATCTTGCGTGGGTTGCTGAAGGTAACACCGCAGAAGAATGGACAGGTAACTAATGGGTATCACACAGCAAATCGGTGCTAGTTCACTAATTAAACCAGGCGTGATAGACAACACGGCTGCACGACCTGCATCACCGTTTGAAGGTCAAGCGGTATATCAAAAAGATACTGACCAAGTTTTGGTTTATAACGGAACTGCATGGGTTGAAACAGCATCTATGTTGACCAAAGCCCCACGAGGGATAATTTCATATACAACAAAATCTGCTGGGACAACAAACATCACAACAGCAACAACAACACTTCTTACTGCACCATCTTTTACTTTAACTTCTTCAAGGTATATTAAAATAACTGGTCGTGCAGATTATCTTGATAACGCAAACAGTGTTACCGACATAATTCTTGCTTTGAATAATGGTTCAGGGAATGTTGCCTCCACTGCAATAGTTAGCAATGTATGGCCTGAGTTCACTTCATGCATTCCTGTTGTATTTATTGGTATTCTTGCTGCTGGTACATACACATACAGAATGGATATTTCGCTTGTTGCAGGGACAAACAGAGTAAACCATAATGTTTCCAACTATGTAAATCTGCTTATTGAAGATATTGGAGCGGCGTAATGGCTATTAGTAATAATTCAACTGGGGGTAAGTAATGTCAGTATCTAATCTTTCTACGGGTATGCGCCCTGGCGTATGTACGAGCACCACTAGGCCCACGGTTCCTTACGAAGGTCAAATGATTTATGAGACTGATACGGACATGGTTGCTATCTGGAATGGCACCGCATGGCGTTACATCTCTGCGACTACACCAACTAACGGAACAGTTTTACAGGTTGCCCATGGCTCTACATCTATTGAGTCATCGGTTTCAACGGCTGGCATTTGGCAGTCCACCAATGTGTTGGCATCTATTTCTCCAAAAAGCACCTCAAGCAAAGTTTTAATTCAAGCAAGTTTGCAATATAGAGTTGAGCAAGCAGCAGACTCTGGAGTTGGTTTAATGCTTAGGAGAAGTGGAAATGCCGTATATACTGATAGTAATTTCTACGGAATGGGCTATTCATCAAATGCTTCAGGAAGTTCAACTAGAGCATTTTTTCAATTTTTAGATAATCCAGCATCCACATCATCTACTTTGTATGAAATATTTGCACAAAGAAGAGGGAGTGGCGCTGCTGTATCTTTTCAAGACGATAGTCTCTATGCCTCTACAATCACCCTAATGGAGATTGCAGGGTAGCACCTGCTACACTCTCAACATACCAAAGGAGCCTTAAATGGAACTACAAACTGATGACCTTATAAATGGCCTACTTGAAGAAGTAAAGCGCCTTACCCTTGAAAACATCGCTTACAAGGCAGCATTACAGAAACTTCAAGCAGTCCCTATGGGCGCAATGCCCGATACAGAAGAGTAAATGCACAGCCCACACCCTATCTATAGAGCACTAGTTACTTACTCCAGTTCAACAACTGGAGAGATTCGTGTGAAGATTCCCGCATTGCTGGGCGCTGATTCTGAAGTACCAATCTCTTATATTGGGCGCAAAGTACCTTGGGTAGTTCCTACTGTAGGTGACCAAATAGTAGTAACGTCAGATGACACTAATCTGACTAACCTATTTTGGGTACAGACTGATGGCAATACAAGTCCTTTAGGTGGTGTTACTTCTAATATTGCTGGCACGGGTATTTCTGTAACAGGGGGTACTGGTGCAGTGACAATAACTAACACAGGAGTGACTTCGTTTACTTCTTCGTCTGGGTTAAGTACCAACACGAGTGCGACTGGTGCCATTTCTGTTACCAACACTGGAGTAACTTCTATTGCTGTGGGTGGTTCAGGTTTGTCAAGGTCAGGTGCTACTGGTGCTATTACTTTGACTAACACAGGAGTGACTTCGTTTACTTCTTCGTCTGGCTTGAGCACAAACACCTCTGCTACTGGTGCAGTGAGTATTACCAACACTGGAGTGACATCTAATGTTGCAGGAACGGGAATCTCTATATCTGGTGGTACGGGAGCCGTAACAATTACCAATACTGGCGTTACTTCAGTCGTAGCAGGTACTGGCGTTTCTGTTTCAAGCGGTACTGGTGCAGTTACTATAAGTATTGGACAATCTGTTGCTACAAGCGCATCTCCTACCTTTGCGTCTATTACTGCTACTGGAACAGTAACTGCAAGTGGTAATGGTGGTGCAATACTTGGTGCGTGGACAGCAGATGCTACTTGGGCAAGCGTAAGAGGCAGGAATGGTTATGTACTTGTAGGTAACACGGGTAGTGATTATAATGTTTATGTCCGTACTTATCATAACTCCAGTGTTCACATTGGGGGAAACGGCAACAACACCCTGTCTGTTGACTCATCGTCAGCCTCGGTAACTGGAGGCATGGGTGTATCTGGTGCCTTGAATGCGTATTCAATTCAAGGTAACGCCAACGTTGCTGGTACAGGTAACGCCTCACACCATCCGTCAGGTATTTACTCCACAGGCAGTAACTGGCTTTATGGAACAATGTTTTTAAATGCTAATAATATCGGTACTTCAGGCTCACAAGACCACGGCGCTAATCAAATTTACGCAAAAGATTGGTTTCGTTCATGGGGTAACACTGGTTGGTATAACCAAACCCATGGTGGTGGTATGTACATGATTGACTCCACATGGGTTCGTACTTATGGCAGTAAAAACTTCTACGTTGACGCTGAAATTCGTGCTAATGGTTCTTTCTCGTCTAATCAAAGCAGACAGCGTGGCTCATACGGTTCAATAACTGTTGGTTCTAATGGTCGTTCAGGAGACTGGGGCGGTATTGAATTTGTTTCGCCCGAAGGTCAAACCCTCATGGTGAAACAATACAACTACTCAGGTATGTACACGGACAACAGTACTTGGAACTGGTTATGGAACTTCAGCACCTTAGAAGTTGGTTCAGACGAAAGATTCAAGCGAGAAATAGAGCCATTGAGTGTTGGCTTAAACTTTATTGAATCGCTAGAACCTATTTCGTATTTGCGTTTAACAGAAAGAACTGATGACGACCCTGAGGCAACACAAGAGGGTTACTACTACGGGTTTACTGCGCAGAATGTACGGTCAGCATTAGACGCTGTTGGCGAAACAAGAGATGTACGAATACACGACATTGGTGGTCCTGACATGGGCCTGGTTGCTTGCACAGAAGATGCAGTATATGACCGTCAATACATTGGTATTACTGAGTTCATTGCGCCAATGGTGCAGGCTATTAAAGAACTTAGCGATAAGGTAAAAGCCCTAGAAAAAGTACAATAATAGAAAAGTCTAAATGTTGTAAACTATAACCATGACAAGAAAATACTCTTATTACCCCAGTTTTGACGGAAAAAAGGCACAGCCTGGGACTGAAAAACTCGCTGCGCTTTGTGCGGCTAGGTGGAAAACCAAGAACCTGGGGATTTATTCTCCAAGATTGATGCGAAATTCTAAGACCGAGGGTAAGAAAATTGGTGACCCTGGTATGGAAAAGTATTTAAGTGTTCATGCTACTGGAGCCGCTGTAGACATCGGTTATGACGACCGCAAGGTTGGCGTTGCCATGTGGGACTGGTTTATTAAATATACTTTGGAACTTGGTATTGAAGAAATCCATGACTATGCCTTTGACAAAGACCCTAAAGATAAAACACCTGGCTATGGAAGAGGCTTCAGGTGCTCAAGAGGAGAAAATTCTCAAGGCATAAAATTATTTACCGTTGACGATAATGCTGGTTCATTCGGGGGCAAGTGGTTGCATTTAGAATTATCTCCTGCAATGGCAAAAGATGCTGCAAAATTTGAAGCAGCGTGGCGGGCACTCCCTAAGCCTGAGTAAGGTAAAATAGCCTTATGGCAGACAACTTCAGCGGGTACTACGCCGCTCAACGAGAAGAGAATAAGCGTCAACGTGAAGTTGGTGAACTTATTAAACAACGCCGTTTGCGTGAAGCCCGTGGCGAAGAACTATCTGAAGAAGAACAGCAAGCATACCAAGAGCAGTTTGAATCTCGTACTTTTGGTGCTTACCAAGTAACCCCACTTCCTAATAAGCCTGAAAACTACGGGCGTGGTCCAACTAAAAGTACTCGTGTTATTGCTCATAAGTTTGTACCAGGTTCTAGAAGTTCTGACCAAGCCTTAGGTCGTGAAGTTATCAACTCTGGTACTGTCTATGTAAAGTTTGCAAGACCTTCTAAACAACAGGGTGGCGATGCAACCTATAAGTATACTAATGTACCTGTTGCTACCTACGATTCTTTTCGTGGTTCTAACTCAAAGGGTCGTTTTATCAACAGCCCGTTAAACACAAACAACCCACAAAGGGTTACTCCTGGTAGTGAAGAATATGAAAGATTTTGTTCTGATTTGTAAATAATATGAAAAAGTTAATTGGTTATGGCTCACTGAGCCTTTTTGTTGCATCATTCCTACTATCACCCGTAGCATTCATTCTTTGGGGTTCTCAAGGTATTTGGCTTTGTGTCATTACCGCTAATACATTTGGGCGCATTGTCTTAAAAGACACACTCAATACCCTGCAAGTTGTTGGTCCTGTTTATTGGATTACTCGTGATTATGTCCCTAAAGGCACACGCTTTGCAAGTATTGGCTTTATGAAGCAGATTGATGAACCATGGCGTGTAGGTACAGGTCTTCATTTAAACTTGTGGAAGCGTACTTTCCAAATTGGTATCTGCCATAAGCAGCATTACACAAACTCTATGGATGGTGAACTGTCCGTTGTTGGTGGTAGGTTGATGGACACAGCACCTACGGAAATCGGAGCATGGTAATGATTTGGAAGCGCAGTGCCCCTACTAAAGAACTTCACCCCCGCATTAAGAAGTTAGACACCCCATCACTTCTGTCATGGATGGATACCACATTGATGAGCGTAGGTATGGCTTATGATGGCTGGCGTTACAAGGACAAGTCTCCTGAGCAGGTAAACGAAGCACTTGATGTTTTGAATGACCTTTGGGAAGAAATTTCTAATAGAAGCATTGACAAATAGGTCTACCTAAATGCTAATATGACAAGAACGAAGATTTCGGTGTTCCCTTTCCACCGAGTCTTCTAGGGGGTCCCACTTTCTTCCCTCCTGTGTGGGACCCCCGACTTCGCCCTTCGTGTATGCTTGATTACGTGACAGTACTTGACGAATCAGAAATTGAAGAATACGAACAGGCGGAAGACCTTGATGAAACCTCTGCCGAGTTTCTTGACAACCTAGTTAAAAGGTTGGTCATCTTTACAGAAGAGTTCTGTGACGTTGAGTTGTTCCCATATCAGGTGCCCATTGCTTACCGCTTGATTGAATCCATCGTCATTGGAGATGGTGAAGAAATAACAGTTATTGCAACCCGCCAGTCAGGTAAATCAGAAGTACTTTCTAATGTCTGTGCGTCCCTTATGGTCATCCTTCCTAAGTTGGCTAAGGTGTACCCAACATGGCTTTCTAAGTTTGAAAAGGGTTTTTGGGTTGGGGTATTTGCGCCAACTGAAGACCAAGCCGATACCGTCTTTGGTCGTATCGTTTCAAAACTGACAAGTGACCATGCCCTACAGTTCTTGCTTGACCCTGAGATTGACGACAAAGCCGCTTCTGGTGGTTCCCGTGGTAAGGGCAAACTCATCAGTCTAAAGAACGCTGGTTCTATTTGCCGTATGCAGACCTGTAACCCTAAAGCAAAGATTGAGTCTAAAACCTACCACTTCGTTCTTATTGACGAGGCTCAAGAAGCCGATGAGACAATGATTGCTAAATCAATCAAGCCCATGCTGGCGTTCAACAACGGTTCTATCTGTCTTACTGGTACCGCTACCCGCTACAAGTCTTACTTCTATAAAATGATTCAATATAACAAGCGTAGGTCTGTAGGCGGTAAATCAAAGCGCCAGCAACACTTTGAGTATGACTGGAAGGTAGCGGCTAAGTACAACAAGAACTACCTGAACTTCATTTCTAAAGAAAAACTCCGTATTGGGGAAGACTCAGACGAATTCCAAATGTCTTACATGAATCGTTGGATTCTTGAAAAAGGTATGTTTGTCACTGAAGAGCGCCTAGACCGTATGTATGATGCCTCCATGAACGTTGTAAAGCAATGGTGGCGTACGCCCGTTGTGGCTGGCATTGACGTAGCCCGTTCAAATGACTCCACGGTTGTGACAGTCGTATGGGTTGACTGGGACCATCCAGACCCATTTGGGTTCTATGAACACCGTGTACTCAACTGGCTTGAGATTAACAACGAAGAATGGGAATCTCAGTATTTCCAGATTATTGACTTCCTGCGTAATTACGACTGTATGCGTATTGGCGTGGACTCCCAAGGTGTCGGTGGTGCTGTAGCGGAACGCTTGCAACTTCTTCTTCCTGATATTGAAGTTCTGGCAGTTACCTCAGATGCCAAGAATCAGAACGAACGGTGGGTGCACCTAACAGAACTCATTCAGCGTGACCAACTTGTAATTCCTGGACATTCTAAAGCCCGCAGAATACGAAACTGGAAACGGTTTAACCAGCAAATGTCTGACCTTGAAAAGATTTATCGGGGACCTTATTTGCTTGCGGCTGCCCCTGACGAAAAGGGTGCGTTTGACGACTACCCCGATAGTTTGGCTATTGCTTGTCAAATGAGCACGCAGGATACTATGCCGACCATTTTGGTGGCAGATAATCCTTTTTTCCGCTGAAATATGATACCCTTATATACAAGTAACCCCAGTCCCTTTTGGAGGATTTTGTGAACGTAGCACCCGCCCCGATGTTCCCTGAGAAGTCGCCCACCATGTTTGAGCGTGGCTTTGCGCCATCAATCCCTATGAACAAAGGTCCTCTTCGTTTTGAAGAGGGTGTCGCAACTGACACCGATGTTCCTAATGATTTCGCACAAGGCGCATACATGGACACCGCTCCATCGCCATTGCGTATGAACCATAACAACCCAGAGATGTTCTACAAGCACCCAGAGCAGACAATGCGTGAGCGTGCTCACGTAGGTGCCGCTTCATGGATTGAAGCCCCTGCGGTCCTCTCAGAGTTCGTACAGGGCGCTGTAGCAGGCGATGGCATGCCATCCTTTGAGTATGAGTACAACACGGGTGGACACATGAACCGTCCAAACCCAACTGTAGTTTACGACTAAATAATGGACTACGGCGAAGCACCAACTCCTGGTGCCGCCGAAGACTCTGAACCTACGCCGTACCAAACGTCACTGCGTATCCAGAGTGCTGAAGGTGGTATACCTATTGCAGCAGTTTACGCTGGTTTTAAAACTACGTATAACTTCAAGCCTGCGGCTGCTGCTAGACGCATGGCTTTTGCAGAGGCTGCGGCACATTACAAATACTTTGAAGCGGCTACAGCCATTCATAACCCCTATGTGCCACCACGCCGTAGTCCAAAAGGCGGTATTGACCGTCAGCGCCGTTTAACAGGCAATGGTGAAATCTTTACAGACCCACTAGATGCTTTCAAGCCTCAGCGGTTTAAGTCTACAAAACTCAACGACCCTTCACGCCTGACCTACAAATCAGGTGGACCAAGTCGTTGGGAGAAAAAAGGACGGTCTTCGTACCGTGCCGCAAACCCCGACAATGTTGATGGAGTTGATTACTGATGGGCATTTCTAGTTTAGAACGCCGTCTTGCAGAAGTATCTGAAGCAGACGTACTTAAATACTCTTCAGGTCCAGGGATTAAAGCAGCCCAAGAAACCTTTGGTGCTATTTCTCGTGACACTACAGGAACATCTAAGGCTGGACGACTCATGCGTGGTGGGGCAAACCCTTACCTGTTAGGTAGTAGTACAAAACTTGACCTCAACAACAGTTCTGGTATTGACTCGGTTCTAGGTTCCCATCAATGGATTCAATACATGCAACCTGCTAATGCTTCTCAGATTCCAGGTTGTAACACTTGTGGCTCAAACACAAAAGGCTGTACAGCCGCTTGCCTAGGTAAATCTGGTCAGTTAGGTCTTGCTAGTGGCGAAATTGCTAAAGAAGCACGCACCTCTATGGCTTGGAATGAGCCTGCTAAGTACCTTGGACTTCTTCACAATCAGATTGGGCAACGTGAGCGTGTAGCAGCCCGTGAAGGACGCACCCCTATTATGCGTCTTAATGGTACTTCTGATGTTGGTTTTCATCGTCTTCCCTCCGCTCCAATTATCTTGGGTTCTCGCCCTGGAACCCTCTTTAGTGAATACACAAAGTTCAATACGGGTGATGTTGTAGACCATGAAGACTCTAATGACTATTCAAACTACAACTGGATTCATAGCATTACAGAAAATACAACCACTAATCGTATTAAACAAATTGTAGAAACACAAACAGAACGTGGTCGTAGAAACGTGGCTGTTCCTTTTAATATGAAAAAAGGTGATGCAGTTCCTGATGCAATGACACTTACTGACCGTGCTGGTTCTTCTATTGACCTACCTGTTGTTAAAGTTGGGGGTCAATCAGTTGGCGACCTTCATGACATGCGTGTACGTGACCCACAAGAGGGTGGAGTTGTCGCCCTTCGTGCTAAGGAAATTGTACAAGACGGTAAGCGTGGGGTATTTGATACTCGTGGCTTTATTCGTCCTGTAGAGACACCAGTTACTATTGGTCGTGGCTCCCGTAGCGGCGCTTTCCGAGGATAACTAGTGGACCCCGCAATCGCTTCCATTGTCGTTGCCCTTATTGGTCTCTTTGGAACTATTGCTGGCCTTGCTATAAAAGAGTTTAAAGACATGAAGAATAAGAACTCTGCTGACCATGGTGCTGTTATGTCAAAACTAAATAAAGTTCAAGACACTGTGGAAAAAGTTGGGGACAGACTCAACAACCACATTGATACACATCAAAAGAATTAATCTGCTAACATAATCCTGACCACAATCATGTACTAGTTCATGATTCGGAATAAGGTTAGGAAATATGGATAACAAAAAGCCCATGAGCCTCACAGAGGCTTTTGCTAATCCAAAAGCGGGAAGAGATAACACTGACTGTAAGTTGATGCGTATCCGCCCAAATTTGGATTCACAAGACCAAGAAACTCTTGACAGAGTTGTAGACGCAATCCGCTCAGATATTGGTAACGGTAAATCAAAAACCTACAGTGTTTCGTGGTTGCATCGTGTCCTTAAAAACTTAGGACAATCAATATCCACAAGTAGCATCCAACGACACATTAACGGAAGTTGTGGTTGTGGGACAATTAACTGAACAGTTTACTCCGCAGTTTGGACCATCATGGGACCCAGTACGTCAAGGTCCTGCAATCAAACTTCCAAAAGTTACTGTAAAGTCCACACTTTCTGATTGGAAGAAGTGCGTTGTACTACCTGACATTCAAGCAGGGTTCTTTAGAGGGCGAGATGGAAATCTTACACCTACTCATGACCCACTTGCTATTTCGTATGCAGTAGCAATTGTTAAGGCAGAAAAACCTGACATCATTGCATTAAATGGTGACAACACAGACTTTCCAGAATTTGGTAAGTACCGTCTAAGCCCTGCGTATGCGTTGACAACACAGGCAACCATTGACTACATGACTACCCTTTGTGCACAACTACGAGATGCGGCTCCGTATGCTCGTATTGTTTGGATTGAAGGTAACCACGAGGCACGCCTTACAAACTCAATCTTAGACAATGCAAAAGCATCTTTTGGATTAAAGCAAGGTAACAGACCAGATAGTTTTCCTGTGCTTTCTGTGCCCTTCCTGTGCCGTTTGGACGACTTTGGTGTTGAGTACCTTGCTGGATACCCTGCAAGCCAACTTTGGTTAAACAACCGCATTAAAGTTATTCATGGTCACAAAGTTGCTTCAGGTGGTTCTACTGCTCACAAGTACTTAGGTACCGAGAAAGTTTCTGTTGTGTATGGACATATCCATCGCCGTGAATGGGCAGAGCGCACACGCCAAGATTGGGATGGAGCAAAAACAGTTGCTGCTATTTCATTTGGTTGCCTTGCTCGTGTATCAGGCGAAGTACCTTCAACTAAAGGTGGTATTGACCTTGATGGTCGTCCACTCACAATTGTAGAAGACTGGCAACAAGGCTTGGGAATCATTCACTTTAAAGAAGGTGACGGTCCGTTTCATCCTGAAATGCTTCCAATCCACGATGGAACAATGTTCTATAAAGGAAAAGTGTTCGGAGAATGACAACGATTGTCGGAATACAGGGTGATGGCTACGCCATAATCGCTAACGATTCACGCATTTCGGATACTGACTCAAATGGGTTTGTATCACGGATATCTACAGTGCGTCCTGGTTCTGGCAAGGTTGCCAAAAACGGCAAATACATTATTGGAGCGGCTGGAGACATGCGTGCAATTAACCTTTTGCACCATGTCTTTAACCCTCCAGCACCCCCAGCAACTCTTCTTGGAATTCGTCTAGACAAGTTCTTTACTTCAAAGTTTATTCCTGAGTTACGGGAATGCTTTGATTCACAAGGTTATTCTGCCCCTACTAATGACCAATCAGACCATCTTGCAGAACAAGGGTCATCAATCTTGGTTGCTATCCACGGTGTCATCTATGTCATTGACAGCGACTACTCGTGGGCTTCCGACAACAATGGTCTCTATGCTTTGGGGACGGGGGGTCCATACGCACTGGGTGCTCTTAAGGCTCTTTTTCCCAAGAAGAAGTTGACTGCTCCCCAAGCGAAGAGTCTTGCCTTGAAGGCCCTTACCGTTGCGGCTCATTACGACCCTCATACGGGTCCTCCGTTCTATGCACATATCCAAGAGCAGTAAGTCTCCAGATACAGTATTATTAAAGGATACCCTATCACAAGGAGCATTCATGGCTACGAAGAATCAACAGGTCGCAGACCAAACTCTAAAGGGTGCAGTTGTTGGCGCACTTTCTTATTTCCTTGCTAAGGCAAACATTGACCCAGGCGCACAAGCCGCAATCATGCCACTCATTATTACAGGTCTTGCATATGCAAGCACACTTGTTGGTGATAAGGGCACTGCTAACTTCCTTACCAAGGCATCACAGGAACTTCCTGAACTTGTAAAAGAAGTTACTGTTGCTGTTGAAGAAAAAAAAGAAGCCGCTAAGAAGGCTCCAGCCAAAAAGGCAGCCGCTAAGAAAACTGCCCAGTAAAACTGTAGTAAGGTCTAACCCATGGCAGTTGACTTTTGGTCACCATCGTATAGAGCAGCATCAGGCGACTTAACAGTCGCCATTAGCCCGTTAGGGCTAGTAGAACTTGCTGACGAAGAGTTTGAGGTCCATGGACCACGCCTAAACCGCTACTCAGCCGCATGGGCTTGGTATCTCGGTCACCACTGGTCTTACCGCCGTGAGATGGGCGAATCACAGTTCTATATGAACTACGTCCGCACTATGTCGGACTACATTACCAACTTTTGTTTTGGTAAAGGTATTCAGTTTCATGTCCCTGAGCAGAATGCTGCTGTAATCCCACCACTTCTTCACAAAGTGTGGGATGGCGATAATAACAAGAACTATGTTCTTTGGGAAATGGGACAACTAGCGTCAGTAACAGGCGATTGCTTCGTAAAGGTTGCTTACGAAGAGCCTTATGTGGATTCTGTGGGCTTGCAGCATGAGGGGCGTATTCGTATTATCCCTCTTAACCCAGCGCATTGTTTCCCTGAGTATCACCCACATGACCGTGACCGCTTGATTCGCTTTAAACTTAAATATCGCTTTTGGGGAACATCTCCTGAAGGTACCCGTCAGGTTTACACTTTCGTTGAAATCTTGTCTGACGATATGGTTCAACAGTTTGTTAACGATGAACTAATTGACCAATACCCTAATGCTTTGGGTCAAATCCCTGTTGTACATATTCCTAACTCAACCATTTCTTCTTCCCCTTGGGGTCAGTCAGACATTTGGGATATCATCCCACTTAACCGTGAACTTAACGAAAAAATGACTGAAGTTTCAGACATCATTAACTATCACGCTGCTCCTGTAACAATCATTACTGGCGCTAAGGCTTCTCAATTAGAGCGTGGACCTAAGAAGGTTTGGGCAGGTCTTCCTAAAGATGCCAACGTATTCAACCTTGAATCTCGTGGTGAGATGTCAGGTGCTTTGGAATACGTCAATTTCATTAAGCGCACAATGCATGAAATTACAGGAGTTCCCGAAACTGCTCTTGGTCAAATGCAACCTATTTCTAACACTTCTGGTGTGGCTCTGGCTATTCAGTATCAGCCAATGATGAACCGTTACAGCATGAAAAAGATTCACTTCACTAAGGGTCTTGAACGTGTTAATGAAATCATTATTCGTACTGCCGCAATCTTTGAACCTTGGATGTTGACGTATGACCCAAGTATGGCTTCAGAACCAGAGCGTGACCAACTCCCACAGTTAGACCCTGCTGACCCACTAACTTATAAAACAACTATTCATTGGCCTGAACCACTTCCTATTGACGTTCTCATTAAGTTGAATGAAGTGCAAGCCAAGATGCAACTTGGGCTTGAATCAAAAGAAGGCGCTTTGCGCATTCTTGGTGAAGAGTTCCCACGTGAGAAGTTGTCTGAAATTTTTGAAGAACTGCAAGATGACGCTATTGACCAAGGTGCCTTGGACATGATGCGTGCGCAGATTCAGCAAGCCATCATGCTTGCTACTGGAATGGTTACACAGCCTGATGGAGGTGCCCAGCCTGCACCTTCAGAAAATGGTAATGTAAGCACATCGGAAGGCCCCGCTTCTCCGATGCCTGGACTTGGTGCAGCAATGCCGATGGAAGAGGAAATTGTAAATAAGATAGTATCCAGGGCTTATGGCGCTCGTTTTGCACAACGCCGTAACCCTGACGAAGATAACTAAACGTAGCACTAAACAAGTTTATATAAGCCAAACTAACAAAGTAGGTAATACTCATGGCAAGAAACCCAGGTCCCGAAGGGGACATTATCTCAGTCCCTGCGGATGCTCCACAAGTGGAGCAATTCGTTGAAGACGCAATGAAGAAAAGTAACTCTAAACTCTTTTCTGAGGATGAAGTAGAGAACATCCGTAAACAGGAAAAAGACAAGATGTATAAGCGTCTTGAAGAGGCTGATACCCGTGTGAAGAGCATGGAAGAGCAAATGGCTATCATTAGCGCAGAGCGTGAAGCAGCCAAAAAAGAAGCGGATGAGCGTTCAAAGCAAGAACAAGAAATTGTTAAACAGCGTGAACTCAATGAACTCAGCGCCAAAGAACTTCTTCTTAAAAAGGAAGATGAATGGACTCAGCGTTTTGAAAGTGTAGAGAAAGACTACAAAGCACGCATTGATGCTATTGAAACACAGCGCCAAGCACAGGAAGCACTCCTTGATAAAGAGCGCCGTATTCAAGAATTAACGGCTTATCGTAATAGTCGTGTTCAGGATGCTGCTGACAGCATTATCCCTGAACTACAAGACCTCGTCTTTGGTAACACCGAAGAAGAGATAGAAAACTCAATTGCAGTGCTTACAGAGAGAAGTAATGCTATTATTGAGTCAATCCAGCAAGCGACTGCGCAACAGCAAGGTCGCCTGCGGGGTGCGCCCGTAACGGCTCCCCCTGTTGGGCCAATGGAAACTCAGACGGAATACCAAACATTGACAGCGGAGGATATCCGCAATATGCCGATGGACCAGTACATGAAGATGCGAGACAGGCTCCTCAACGCCCGCCCCTCACGGGGCAGGTTTTAACCTAAAAACAACAACTATCCACGGAGGATAATTATATGGCCCTTCCAGCCCCACAAGGTGGCGCAATTACAGGAGCAGGTCTTGGTTCTATTACAACCACAGGCTACTCAAGTGATTCAACACTTTCCCCAGCAATTCAGCAAATTTGGTCCAAGGAAATCTTGTTCCAAGCAATGCCAGTTCTACGCTTTGAACAGTTTGCCGTCAAGAAGACGGAACTCGGAGTTATGCCTGGTTTGACAATCAACTTTATGCGTTACAACAACCTTACGACTAGCGAAGCCACTGGTGCTGAACTTACTGAAGGTGTACGTATGGAGCCAGTTGCTCTTTCTGCAAGTCAGATTCAAATCACCGTTAAGGAACAAGGACAGGCTGTTGCAGTTACTGAACTCCTTCTTAACGCATCATTTGATGATGTTATGGCATCGTCTTCACGACTTCTTGGTCGTCACATGGCTCAGTCCATGGACATCCAGGCTCGTAACACGTTGTACGCACCAGGAACACCATTCGGTGGCGGCGCAGCCGTTGCTCCTTCGGTAGTCTTCGGTCGTTCACCTGCTGCGGCTCGTGGTTCTATCTCGCCATACGATGCAGGTACCCTTGGTAACGCATCTAACCCAGGCTGGCTCTCACCTGCTGCTGTAAAAGACGCAGTTGAAGTACTTGCTGGTCAGAACATCCCTCGCCTTGGCGATACCTACGTATGTTTCGTACACCCTTCACAGAGCCGTGCGCTTCGTGACTGGCCTGAATTCATTGAAGTAACAAAATATGCCGCTCCAGGTAACTTCATGCTCGGTGAAATTGGTCGTCTGTATGACGTAGTCTTCATTGAGACCACACAAGTTCTTAAGGGTGGAACCAGTATCGTTGACCTCAACCCAGCAACCGCTGGTTACCAAAACCCAGATGCTGACTCGTACTCAGCAATCATGATTGGTGACAACGCATTTGGACAGGCAATCGCATTGCCAGTTGAACTGCGTGACGGTGGTGTCATTGACTTCGGTCGTGAGCATGGTTTGTCATGGTACGCAATCTGGGGCTTCGGTGTCATCACCGCAGAGTCTCGTGTTGTTATCAACACAAAGGGTGGCGCAATCTCCTAATAAGGAGCCTGCAATCTACTAAAATGTCAAAGGGGGGTCGTAAGGCCCCCCTTTAACACAACAATTTACGTTACATAAACTAGGAGTCAAAATGACCACAAAAAAGACCAACATATTTGCAGAACCAGTTGAGGAAGATGAGACTGAAACAGTCGTGTCTAAACCTGCTACTGACTCAAACATTCGCCGTGCCCGTATTAAAGGCACATGGCTGATGCATTGGGGTAATCAAAAGTTTAACTTTGAAGATGGAAAAACCTTCCATATTCCAGCAGACCTTTATGAATACCTCAAGACCAACGGAAACATCTACGACACTCTCTGAGGTAACTAATGGGCTTTACCATTCCCAACTACACCCTAGCGTTAGCAAACGGTGCTAGTGACCAATCTGAGCCCGATAGCGTAGACTTTCAAGTCCTTGGTGATGGCACCGCTGGTGTCGTCTATGACCCAACTAACTATGCCACTAATGGCGTAGTAACCCAACAAAGTGTTATTGGGCAGGGCGTAGCAATCGCTCCATACAAAGTTCTTGTCAATGGTGTGTACCACACAAAGGGTATAGCCACTCAACTAACACTTGATGAAGGTGGGGCTAACCCACGCTTTGACCTTATTGTTATCCCCGCAGATAACCCACAAATTCCTCAGTTCCGTAAAGGTACTGAGAGTAGTGACAACCCTGTATTCCCCGCACTTGTTGCTGGGGACGTTCTTCTTGCTTCTGTGTACCGCCCTTCAGGTACTGTCACTAGTTACGCAACTAACGCTCTTATTGTAGATAAGCGCAAGTTTATATTAAGCAACACAACGTGGCTAAAGACTGCCGCTCCTACAAATAGTGATGGCAACAATGGAGACTTTTGGGTAGATACATCGGCTGTTGCTACTGGTCAATCCATGCTTTGGGTTAAGCGCAGTGGTTCTTGGGAAAACCTTGCTGAGTACGTTGCAACCTCTAGTGCCAACACCGCTAACAATGTGGTTTTGCGTGATGCTAGTGGTAACTTCTCTGCTGGCACAATTACGGCAAGCCTTACAGGCAACGTGTCTGGTGTCTTAACTGGCAGTGTTGTTGGAAACGCTGCTACCGCTACTGCTTTCCAGAATGCCACAGGACGCACTGTAACGCTCTCTGGGGACGTTACAGGAACTTCTGCTGCTTCTGCCACAGGCGCTTATACTTTGACCGCCACAATCGGTGCAAGTAAAGTAACTCAAGCCATGCTTAACGCTG